CTCCTTTGTTAAATGTCTAATACTGAATACTAAAAAGTATTCATGAATGCTCAATGCAACGAGCATTCAAAAATACTTTAAGAGATTTTAAAATTGCAATTCAATCTAAGTGTCCTTGCACACTAGGTTTGGAAGCTAGTGTAGGTTGGTCGACCTATTGCAAATCTATGAGTCAAATAATATGGAGTCTGTACTCATAGTGCCGATGCCACAATTTAAAACCCTAGTTTTCTTTCTTATGCTAGGTGTAAATTGCTTGAACTAAATCCATCTAAAAATTTTACTTCGGTCTGCAATGCATTAACCTTCGGAAGATTTACAAAATTAATAGAGTCATTTGCTACTTCGTTCACAAATGAAATTCGGCTATTCAAAAACATGGTATTTTTATATACAACTCTCACTAATTTACAATACCTAAATACAACTAAATATAACTATATATATCAACACTTTTAAAAGGTTCTAATACTGTTCTATATAAATTAGTGAAAATAATTACTAGATTAAATGGTATCATGGCTAGAGATAGGTCTATAACAACCGATGACATCAAACAGTATTATTTTAAAATGCCACGCAGTCATCGGAGCATACGCAGATTGTATTCTGAATTAAAAGAAAAATTTCCTCAAAAAAAAATACCATCACTCGCAACAATATTCAGACATAGTAAACAGGAGGGATGGTTAAAAGAAGCTAACATGGTAGATGTAAAAACAAATGAAAAAACTTTAGAGAAGATTGCTGAAAAAAAATCTGTGGAGTTTACCGAACTAACAGACAAACTAAAGGCAACATCTAATGAAGCATTAGAGAAAGTTTTATTAGCATTACAAAGTGGTGTTGGTAGTAATTTAGAAAAACCAATTGACCTTTTAAACATGACAAAGGTAGGAGTGGAGTCTACAAAGTTAGCAAACTTGTTAGAAGGTAATCCGACATCAATCAGTGGTAATATGCATTTGGATACAGATGATGTTGTTGCACTAAAAAAACATATAGCAGACTTGTATGCATCCATTAATGATGACCTCTTCATCAAACAACAAGAACAAATTAAAAAAAAATTTAACTAATGGATTGCAGATGTATTTGCATTCCAAAGTGTTGTGAGACACAGAAGTGCAGTGAAGAAGTTTGTGATTGTAAAAAAAATTTTTTAGAACAAGAAACAGAATTAGAAATAGAATTTATTGAAGAAGAAAAAACTATTCATTGATAAATTTTTGGAGCGAATACAACAGACTAAGAAAAACTAAAGAGCATTCATTACAACTTGCTAAGATAAAAACTTGTTGCAAGTGTGGTAAACAAAATAGCCCTGTGAGCGATGCAACCTTTAGTAAATTCTACTGCATGAACTGTTATAGGAAACAATCCAATACAGTAGAACAAGATAGACTAGTTAAGAATGCGAATAAGACTCTTAACCTTTTTGATGGAGTCTAAGTCTTTGACATACTCATTGTTAACTTTGTCTGCAAAGACATAATCCAATAAAACAATTCTGCCGATAGCATCTATTAAAGATATTTTTCGGAGGGATGTATTGGTGTGGTCATGTCTCTTAACAATCGTCACTTTAGTCTGCATATCACTAATACGTTTAGCATCATCAGACTCTAACCATCTATCTAGATGAGTTAGTAGTTCACTCTCAGTAATCATGTAATCACCATCCTTTCATTACTGATTATATAGTGCAAAGAATTTAAAATTCCCTACATAGTTATATGTATAAATTTACTTCATTTTGGAAATTAAACTTACATATCACTGTGTATAAATGTATCTGAATATTCCAATATAAAGAGCATACAGACATAATTAAATACATTGGTGTATGATTGGATAGGACACTTTTTTGCCGACAGTCTGAGTGCAACAAATATATTCAGTTCTGCATTCATTGGTCTGTCTTATTATATAGAATAACTACATATCATTCCTAGTAATTACAGGAATATAAAAGAGAATAGAGTGGGAGATGTACGAATTAGTGCATTAATTCTTATAAGATATATTATGCAACAATACAATATATCACTCAATACTATCATCACTCCCCTACCCTACTGTATAACTCGCTTAACTAGGGCGTTTTTCTGACATACTGCATAATTGACCCCCCACCCCCCTGTTTGCTCGACTTACCTAACATCCATACAATGCCTACTGACATACCATAGTAGCAGAGAAAACCCCCACCCTATTACTATAGACCATGGGGTATATTTATATATACTGATAGCATGGATGATACAGTATTAAAGGCTGATGGTTTCGATGATGCCATCATGGGATACGCTGGGAGATGTGGAATGAATGACGTTCTGCTCTACAGCACAAACAAGATTATACAAATATTAATGGAACGAGACGGCATGACCGATGAGGAAGCCATCGAGTTCTTTGAATTTAACATCAAGGGAGCTTACATGGGCGAGGGTACACCCCTCTACTATGATGACTTACATGAGAATACCAGAGACTACAGAAGAAAAGATAGCCCAGCTCAAACTCTTAGTAGATAAAGTAAAAGATTTAGAAATACAGGAAAGTGCTCGCAACAGTCTATTAGGGTATGCAAAATCCCAAATGGACAATTATAAGACCCCTCCACACATCACGAAGCTGGCGGAGAAGCTAGAGGCGGTGGAACGTGGCGAAATCAAGAGACTCGCCATATTCATGCCACCCAGACACGGCAAATCTATTCTGACATCAGAATTCTTTCCCGCATGGTATATGGGCAGGAACCCCGATAAGTATATTATCTGTTCCACCTACGCTCAAGACCTGGCGGATGATTTTGGGCGTAAAGTCAGAAACCAGCTTCAGGATGATAACTTCGGCAAAATTTTTCCCGACACGCAGTTATCGACAGACTCAGCGAGTGTAAGGAGATTTCACACGACCCAAGGTGGCGTTTACTACGCAGTGGGTGCAGGCTCGGCTATTACGGGTAGAGGTGCACACTTACTACTGATTGACGACCCGATTAAAGGGCGTGAGGAGGCAGACTCGCAGGCGATGCGGGGAAACCTCTTAGACTGGTATCGCTCCACCGCATACACGAGATTAATGCCGAATGGCAGTGTTATCTTGATTCAGACGAGATGGCACGAGGATGACCTTGCAGGATGGGTACTCAAGGAAACGGGACACGAGGGGTGGGACATTGTCGAGTTCCCAGCGATATTAAACGGAACCGCAGCTGATATGCTCGGTCTGAAGGAGGGCGACCCGCTATGGGAGGAAGCCTACCCGCTGGAGCGACTAGAAGAGATTAAGAAGACCGTAGGAACACGGGAGTGGACATCGCTCTACAACCAGACTCCCTCGGTGGAAGAGGGTAACGTCATCAAGCGATGGTGGTGGAAGTATTGGAAACGAGAGCAACTACCCGAAATACAGTACAAGATACAGTCTTGGGATACCGCTTACACAGCGAACCAGAACTCTGATTACTCTGCGTGTACAACGTGGGGTGTGTTCTCTGGCGAGGGCGGATACAACCTAATTTTACTCGACTCGTTTAGAGAACGCCTGACGTTCCCTGAGTTGAAGAATGCAGCGATAAGTCTGTACAATATGCACCAGCCTGATAATATTCTCGTGGAAGCCAAAGCGAGTGGATTATCACTAGTGCAAGAGTTAATGAGAACGGGAATACCGATTACACCCTTTAATCCGAAACGCATGGATAAGCTGGCGAGGGTTCACGCCATCACGCCATTATTCGAGAGCGGCAGGATTTGGGCACCCGACACGGATGAAACCGAGGCGGTGGTATCGCAGTGTGCGGCTTTCCCCAACACGAAGAACGATGACCTAGTCGATTCGCTATCGCAGGCATTATTAAGATTGCGTAAGGGCTGGATGGTGAACCATCCGCAGGATGTCCCCTACGAAGAACCGACAGGACCGAGAGGAAGTTATTGGTAATGAGAGAATCATTAATTGAATCAGTGAAGAGACACGAGGGATTTCGAGACCAGGTGTACCTAGATACGCTAGGCAAGAGAACCGTGGGCTATGGGCACCTCTGCGTGGAAGACCACTGGGAAGACGGCAAGGTATACGATAAGGAATACCTTGAGGAAATACTTAAAAAAGATTTACAGCACGCAGTGGATACGGCAACGTATATGTGTGAGAAGACAGAAGTAAGCGAAGAAGCACAAGATATAATCACGGAGATGGTGTTCCAGCTAGGCGGGAATGGTGTCTCTAAATTTAAAATGATGTGGGAGGCTCTCAAGGCTAGCCCACCAAATTACGAAGAGGCTTCAGTCCAGATGCTCGATAGTCGCTGGGCACAGCAGACCCCGAACAGAGCACGAGAGATGGCGGAGCACATGAAGTCATTAGGAGGAAAATAATGTTCGAGAGTAAAGAAAAGAAAATAGAAAAACTTAAAAAAAAAATAGCTGGTTTAGAAGGGAAAGATATTCCAAAAACAAAGCTAGGTCTGCTTAATAAATTAGCAAAGTTATATAAGTACGGTGCCACATATGGTCTTGGTAAAGAATCTATAAATCAATTATTAGACCAAGACCTATCTTTAAAAAATTTATTTTTTGGAGCTTTAACTGGTCCTATTACAGCAACTAAAGATATAATTAAAGGTGCTGGCGACTATATGCAAGGCAAAGCCGATGGCGGAATGATGGAAGCCCGTAAGAAAGGCATGGGTCTTAAAGGTCTTAAAATGAATACAGGCGGCATGGTCCCAAATAAGTTTAAAGGTTTTTCTAAACTACCAGAATCTGTGCAAGAAAACATGAGTCCTGCTTTAGCGAAGAAGTATAACAAAGGCGGTGCAGTCAAGAAAAGAGTTGTCAAAAGAAAACCAAAGTCAAGAGGCACAGGTGCTGCAGTAAGAGGAACTAAGTTTAAAGGGGTATTCTAATGGTAACAATTTTATTAAAAGGTAAAAAATTTATTGTTAAAGGTCTTAAAGAAGCAGAGAGATTACTAGAAGCTGGCGGTAAAATTATTAGCAAACCAAAACAAAAGAGCAAGGTAGAGGAAATACTAGAGGAAAGTCAAGGGAGTATACCATCTAATATATTTGGTTCAGGAACAAAAGGAAGTGGCACCATGAAAGGTAAAATGAGCCTTGATGATATAGAGGGTAATTTTAAGGATGGAGGACTCGCTAAAAAGAAAAAACCTAAGTCAAAAAAATCTCGTGGTAGTGGAGCTGCTATACAAGGCACAAAATTTAAGGGAGTATTCTAATGTCAAAACTTGGTATAATAAATGACATTGCTAAATTCTTCTCTGGAGGCAAGTCTGGACCCAAAGCATTATTAATGGCGTATGCTAAATTTGGTAAAGATGCAGTAAATAAATATTTTAAAGATAGAAAACCAAGTTATAATGTAAAAATAGATACCAAAAACACTGGTGGAATGGCAGAGGCTATGGAGGAAGGTGCAAAAAAACAATTTAAATCTAAACCAAAGGTTAAAACCATTAGTCCTAAAATAGGTAAAGGTGGACCAGTAAAAGTACGACAAATTGGTGATAAGTTTTATAAAATGGAAGGCAATAAACTTGTGCCCATTAAAAGTTTAGAGAAAAAAGTAAAACAAGGAACTGCTTTTAAAAATGGAGGCATGGTAAAAAGACGTGCTGGAGCAGCAAAAAGAGGATTTAAAAATTTTAAAGGAATATTTTAATGGCTAGAACACCACTAGGTGCAGT